CAAGCGTTACATCACCAGTAACAGTAGGAACAAATAATGACAAAACAAATTATTCTCTCAGTGCTACTCAAACCTTTACTCATATTGGTAATGTCAGTGGTAATATTACTGGCAGTGTTGGTTCTGTTACCGCAGTAAATGATAAGACAGGATATAGTTTAGCTTCTGAACAAACCTATACTCTAATTGGTAATGTTTCTGGGAATGTTAATGGTAGTGTTGGTTCTGTAGTTGGTGCTGTTGGTAGCGTAGCTGGTAACGTAAGTGGTAGTGTAGCTTCAGTTACCGGTAATGTAGCTGGTAGTGTTGCAAGCGTAGTTGGTGCTGTTGGTAGTGTAACAGGAGCAGTTGGATCAGTAACAACCATAACTGATAAAACAGGTTATAGTTTATCCTCTGCAGCTATTACTTCTGTACAATCAGGATTAGCAACTTCATCTGCATTATCTACTGTAGATTCTAATATAGATACGTTAGTTAGTCAGATATCTACATTGTATTACGAATGTACAGGTAAATGGGATATAATTAATAACCAATTAATAATTTATAGAGCAGACGGTGTAACAGAAGTAATGCGTTTCGATTTAACAGTAGATGATGATGGGAATTATACAACAAGGACGCCCGTATGATTATAACCAAAGGTTTTGCATCTACTAAAATTATTACTAAAGGATTTATTAGTAGAATACAGGCTTTACTATATGGTAGTATTACACTAACATCTACCATTCTTATGACGTATTCTTTAACATCTGAAATAGATTCTACTATATCTTTAAATTCAGAAATAGATTCTACTATATCTTTAAATTCAGAGTTAATTCTACAAGAGGATTAGTATATAATGAGCAAAATCTATAAAGACGATTATAATCATGTATTAACTATAGATTGTGTTAATACTATAACATCAGGTACAACCTTTGAAATTTTAGTAATTAAACCAGATGAAACAGAAGAAACATGGTCAGGAGCATTATCTGGAACACATAGTATAGTATATACTACTATAGATGGAGATTTTGATCAAGCAGGAATATATCAATTTAATGCAAGAGTATCCACTGCTACTGGTCAATGGACAGGAGATAGTGTTACATTAGAAGTTTATGACAGAGAGGAGGAAAAATGAAATATTGTAAATGCAATACTAATTGTATTTATCCTCTTGCCAAAGAAGACCCTTCCCTTTAGGGGAGGGATGAATTTGGCTAAATAAAAGTAATTTTTGTAACTTTTTCTTGACTTTTGTAAAAATATACTATATATTTTAAAGAGGTTATTGTAAATAAAATTACTAATATAATATGAAAACGATTTACAAAACATATAAATTTAGGATATACCCTAATAATACCCAAGAAGTTCTTTTGAATAAGACTTTTGGTTGTACTCGTTTTGTATTCAATCATATGCTTGCTGAAAGAAAAGAAACTTATGAAAGGTTAAAAGATGATAAAGTTGCGTTAAAGGCATATAAGTACACTACTGAAAAACAATATAAACAGGATTTTGAATGGCTTTCAGAAGTTGACTCAATCGCAGTTCAACAGGCAAGGGTTGATCTGGAAACTGCTTATAAAAACTTCTTTGATTCTATATCCGGGAAGAGAAAAGGTAGAAAAGTTTCTTATCCTAAATTCAAATCAAAGAAAGAAACAAGACAATCATTTAGAACAATAAATGTTAATAATAATATTGATATCGTTTTTGAAAATAAGAGATTAAAATTACCTAAATTAAAATGGTTGAGGTATTCAGATGATAGAACATTCAACGGCATAATTAAAAACGTAACAGTAGAAAAGACTTCTACTGGAAAATATTTTGCGTGCATCTTGGTAGAAGAAAAAATTGAAACTAAAATTCATCAAGTTTCTTCTCAGTCGAGGTGCATTGGTTTAGACTACGATTCAAAGAATCTTTTCACAGATAACGAAAACAAAGTATCTGGGTATCCAAGATTCTATAGAAAGTATGAAAAGAAGTTAGCAAAAGAGCAAAGAAGATTATCAAGAAAAGTTAAAGGTTCAAATAATAGAAACAAGCAAAGAATTAAAGTTGCTAAAGTGCATGAGAAGATAGTAAATTCAAGAAAGGATTTTCATCAAAAACTGTCCACTTATCTGATAGAAACTTATGATGTAATCGGAATTGAAACTCTTAACATGCAAGCAATGGGTCAATGTTTAAATCTTGCTAAATCTACTCTTGATAATGCTTGGGGTTCATTTACGAGTATGTTAGAGTATAAGTGTGACTGGTACGGTAAGCACCTTGTGTTTGCTGACAAATATTATGCTTCTTCAAAGATGTGTAATGTTTGTGGATACAAGAATGTTGAGCTTACTCTTTCTGATCGTGAATGGGATTGCCCTATTTGTGGGACTCATCATCATAGAGATCAGAACGCTGGAATTAACCTTATGAATTTTGCTAAAGAAAAATTAGAAATTAGTACCGTAGGAACTACGGGAATTAACGCTTCTGGAGAGTGTTTGGCACAAGCAACCTCGTTGAAAGAAGAATCCTCTGCCTTTAGGCAGAGGTAGTTCAAATGTTAAGAAATAAATACAGTAGTAAGAAGAATGCACCAGAATCTATGAAATGGATATTTAGTGAAGATTGGTCAAAAATAGTAAAGCATGCACCTAAAAAGAGTAAGAAAAAATAAAGAGTAACATAATGAATAGAGAACAACGAAGAAAAGCAAAAAAGAATATTAGAGTATTAACTTCAGAAGGAAATACTAAAAGATATAAAAATGATAGAACACAAAAAAGATCTATATTAAGAAAAGAACAAGAGTTAAAAATATTACAATATTATTACAGTAAAATAAATTCAGTAAAATAAATTCGTTTGCGAGTAGGATAGTATGGGAACAAGAGGTCCAAAACCAGGAACACATCATGCAGGAACTTTCAAACCTGGAAATAAATTAGCTTGTAGAAAAAAAGTTCCAGAAGATGTAAAGATAGCAAGAGAAGAATCTTATGCATCCTTATTAAGAGCAATTGCAGCAGTAGAAGCTCTTACTGATTCTGATATATCTAAAGTAGATAAAAGTAAATTAACTATGAGAGAATTACTTATTCTTGAAGCATATGAAAATAAGGATTATAAAGCAATTCTTGCTTTTCAAGATAGATTATATGGTAAACCTACTGAATCATCTAAAATAGATTTAGATGTAAAGGGTGAAAGAGGAGTATATATACTTTCTGTTCCAGAATTTGATTCTATTAAAACTACTTCAGATAAAGAATAATGACTTTAGATCCAAGAAAGTATTTTAATCCTAATCATTCACATTTTTTTCAGAGTATAGCAAGAGAACTACTCTTTTATGGTAGTAGAGGATCTGGAAAAAGTTATAGTGTAGCAGATAAACTAATATATCAGTCTTTAAAACATGGATCTATAAATAGACCTACAAAGACTCTTGTTTTACGCACATCAGGACCTGCATTAAAAAGAACATGTATAGATACACTAATCAATAGATTAGAACTTTTTGAAGTACCTTATACCTATAATAAAAATGATAATATTTTATCTTTACCAGGTGGTTCATCTTTTATCTTTATTTCTATATCAGATGATAGCGAAGTTACCAAAGTAAAATCCATTACTGATGCAGATTTTCTTCATGTAGAAGAAGCAAACGAATTAAAAGAAGATTGGGTATTAACAGCAATGGGTAATCTTCGTGGTGGTAAAGGTTTATATAAACAAGCTATACTAACACTTAATCCTACAAATAAAGGATGTTGGTGTTATAAAAGATATATTGAAGATCCTGTAGAAGGATCAGAAGTTATATTTAGTAGAACAGAAGATAATCCTTGGATATCCCAAGATTACATAGATTTTTTAAAAGGTTTTAAAGATTATAATCCTATAAAATATCAGACAGATTATTTAGGAGAATGGGTTTCTACAGAAGGATTAATTTATACAAATTGGACAGTAGTAGATAAGCTACCTTTTATACCGGATGAAATATTTTATGGATTAGATTTTGGTTTTTCACAACATACCGGTTTAGTTCAAATATCTATATGCGATGGTAAACTTTATATTGAAGAAAAATTATATAAAACAGAATTAACAATATCTAATCTTATTAAAGAATTATCTCTTATTGTACCAAAAAAAGCTTTTATTTATGCAGATTGTGCAAGACCTGAAGCAATAGAAGAAATATTTTCTGCAGGATGGAGAAATATTAGAAAATCTAAAAAAGGAGTTAACTCAGTAGAGGAAGGTATTAACTCAGTAAGAAATTATACACTACATATTCTTAGAAATTCACTTAATCTAAAGAATGAAATAGAATCATATGCTTATAGAAAGGATAAGAATGGTAACTATTCTGAAATTCCCATAAAAGCAAATGACCACTTAATGGATGCAATGAGATATGCAATTCATGATCATCTATTTGGATTTAAACCGGAAGCATATACTGCAGAACAAAGGAAAAAACCAGTAATAGATCCTTGGGGTGGTATTGTAAAAAATAATATATATTGGCCAGCAGAAACTATTAATGGAGAAATATATGGCAGATCCTAAATATAAAGTATTATTTGAAAGAAGAAATCAAATGCTTAAAAAAAACGAAGAGTTATATAATCTAACTCGAGATTCATATATTGGTGGTTCTGCTTATAATCCATCTAAATATTTAATAAAAAATAATACAGAATTAGAACCACAAGCTGTTTATAACTTTAGATGTGAATTAGCTTCTTATTCTAATCATGTAGAACCCTTATTAAATATTATCATTGGAGCAGTATATAAGCAACCACCTGATAGATCTAATGTACCAGAATTTTTAAGTTATGTTGAAAAAGATATCTATAAAGGTAAAGGTATAGATCTTTTTATGCTAAATATAGCATTACAATCACAGCTATATCCAGTAGCTATTCTAATAGATAGTCCTAAATTATCTTCTCCGCTTACAAGAGCAGAAAGAATATTATATAATCTTAATCCTTATGCAGTAGTATATAAATATAATGAGATTAGAGATTTTTCTATAGATACTAAAGGTGAATTACTTTGGATATTATTAGATAATACATATATAGATAATTCTGATCCAATGAAAGAAGAAACAGAAATAGTAACATATACTCTATGGACTAAAACACAGGCTATTTCGTTTACTAAAGTAATGAATGGAACAGATAAAGAATATACTGTTAGAGTAGATACAGTAGATCATAATCTTGGAATTGTCCCAATAGTATTATCTGGATTTAATAACTTAGATAATGATTCTCTTCAATCCAGCCCCTTTCAAAATATTGCATTATCTTCTAAAAAGATTTATAATGTAGGATCCATGATAGATTGTTCATTATTTAATGGAACATTTCAATTATTAGTATATCCAGGAAAAGCACCTGATGCTTTAGTAGAATCTTATGGCTCAGTTGCTATTATAGAATTTCAAGCAGATTCTTCTATAACACCACATTTTATTAAATCTGGTTTAGATGAAATAGAACCATATATTACAGAAATTAAAAGACAAGAAAAATCTATTTATCATCAACTTGGATTTAAGGATCCAGAATCAGAAGCAGTACAATATGATTCTGGTAAAATGAAAACAGTAGAATTTGCATTAAAAACACAAAATATCTTACATAATATTGCAATAAATCTTCAATTTATAGAAAATAGTATCTATAAGATCTGTGCAAAATATGATCAAGAAGATATAGATCCTAAGATTATCTATGATACAAAATTTACTGAAGAAAATATTACTGAAATTAAAACGGACCTCGACGAATTATTCAAAATTTACCCATACGAGAATCTAAGAAAAGAAACAGCAAAAGTTAGATCTAAATTAACTTTAGCAGATAAAATAGATGATAATACATTAGATACTATTTATAAAGATATAGATTCTACAGAAATACAGGAAGCAACAACAGTTACTACTATACAGGAATAAATTTCTATAAATTATTACTTAATTTATATGTAATATTTTATATATAATTTATAAATATACCACCGCTAATCTATTGCGATAATATAGATAAATTCGTCCACTATGACGAAAAACTGGAGATATCCAAAAGGATAAAAAAGGAGAATTTTTAAATGGCTGATGAACATATTGAAACTACTACTCAAGAAGAATTAGTAACTATTAAGTATAAGGATCAAGAATTTACTGTACCAAAACAGGTACAAGAAGCTTTTAATTCCAAAGCAAATGCAGAAGTTGCAAGAAAGGTTGGTTCTTTCCAGCTGGAGAACCAAACACTGAAAGAGCAACTACAAGCATTACAATTGGAAAAAGAAGAAGCAATTAAAGCATCTATGACAGAAGCACAACTTCGTAAATATGAGAATGAAAAAGAACTTAATGAACTTAAGGCAGCTAAAGCTGAATTAGATTCATATAGATCTCAGATTAAAAAAGAGAAGATTGAAAATTCATTATATCAAGAACTTGGTAAATATAATGATATGTATAATCCTACTCAAGTTTTTAATCTATTAAAATCTCAATATGATTTTGATCTCGTAACTACAAACGGTACTCATACCGTTGTAGCAAAAAAAGGAGATAATGTTCTACCATTACAAGATGCTGTAACTGCTCTTAGAAATGATCCGTTAAATTCTAATCTATGGGTAGATTCTTTACTTTCTGGAAATCAGACAAATAAAACAGGAAAAAATAGTAATAGATTAACAAAAGAAGATCTTAAAAAAATGACACCTTCTGAAATAGTAAAAGCACAAGATGATGGTTTATTAGATCATCTTCTAAAACAATAATTGGAGAAAAAATATTATGAGTCTAAACAATTTTATCCCAGATTTGTGGTCAGCACGTTTTCTTGAAACACTACATAAATCTTTAGTTTTTGCAAACGTATGTAATAGAAATTATGAAGGAGAAATTACAGGATATGGCGATTCTGTTAGAATAAATGGTATAGATGCAATAACTGTTGCTCCTTATACTAAAAATAGTACTACTGTAACACCAGAGGTATTAACAGATAATACAAGACAATTACTTATAGATCAAGCTAACTTTTTTGCTTTTCTTGTAGATGATGTAGATAAAGCACAACAATTACCAAAAATTATGATACCTGCAATGAATGAAGCTGCTTATAATATTCGAAATACAGCAGATTCATATATTGCTGATCTTTGTGCTACATCCACTGGTATGATAGTAACAGGTCTTGGCACAGTAGCTGCACCTATTGGAATTAATTCTGATAATGTAGTAGAATATATTGGTCTAATGGCACAGAGAATGGATGAAGCAAATGTTCCTTCTGAAGGACGTTGGCTTGTAATTCCTCCTTTTCTACATCAGAAATTAGTTCTTTCTAAAGTTCTAACTATATTAGATACTACTACTTTTGAAAATGGTCGTGTAGGTAGATCTATGGGTTTTGAAATTTATACTTCTAATAACTGCTATCAACCTGTAGCATATACTGGAGTATATAAAGCAGTTGCTGGATATTCAGAATCTATTACTTATGCTGATCAATTAATATCTATAGAAGCTCTACGTCATGGAACTGCTTTTGCAGATATAGTACGAGGTTTACATATCTTTGGTGCAAAAGTTGTAAGACCTGATTCAGTAGCAGTTCTAACTTGTCAGTCTGCTGCAGAAACATAATAACAATAAAGAGTAGCATGTTGAAATATACATGCTACTCTATCTATAAGGTATAACTAATGCTTTATACATCGATACTATCTAAAGTTACAAAATTATTACAGGATTACTCATCTTATAACTACTCATCTAATTTGGAAATGATTGAAAATCTCCGTACTGCATCTATAGATGCAGAATATTGGATTACACAGTATATAGGAGAAGTATATTATAATTCAATCAAAGCAAAAAATAATGTTGCATTAACCCAAATAGAAGATTTAATTGTAAGAGCAGAAATTTATGCTATAGCAGCAGAATTTTTATGGTTAGTAAAAAATGTAGATAATTCCTCTAATCAATATTCCAATGCTTCTGTAGCAGATGTTAGTATAGCAAATTCAAATACTAATAATACTGGTATTGATTCTTCTGCTATTAGTTATAAAGAAAAAGCAAAATACTATTTAAATCTTGCTGGATATAATACAGTTAAAAGAGTTACTCATGGTTTACCAACTACTACTTATGCACAATTTGAGGTAGTAAATGCTTATGAAGGTATACAATTAGATTGGCCAGATAAATACAAATGAGTATAGTAGATATTAATAAAATTCCAGATCTTGAAAAATCACTAAAAGAATTAACCTCTAAAAGAATAGAAGTTGGATGGTTTGCAGAAGATAATTCACACTTAGCAATGATTGCAAGATCACAGGAATATGGTGCTACTATACCAGTATCTGAACAGCTAAGAAATTGGATGGCAGCTTCTGGTTATTATCTAAAAAAATCTACTACTGTATTACATATTCCAGAAAGAGCACCTTTAAGAAAAAGCTTAGAAAAACTATCAGATATTCATTTTATAGTATCTACTGCAGTAGATAAATCTATGGGTAATTACGATAGTAGAAAAGCTCTAAACTATATAGGTGTTCATTTGGTAAGATTAGTACAGAAAACCATAAATAGTAATATTGGACCAAAAAATCATCCCTTTACTCTACAACATAAAAAAGGAGATAAAACACTTGTTAATAAAGGTAATCTCGTTAGTGGAGTACAGTATAAAATTAAATGAGTATAACTTCAGTATATAAATCTATAATACCTTTTTTAAGAGATGTATCCTATTATACAGTTTCTCAAAGTACATCAGAAGGTGATTTAACAGAAACACTAAATACTGCAGTGACTATTCAATTAGCATGTTTTCCTATTACATTTAAAGATCTTAAATATCTACCAGAAGGTGCATACGATTTACAAGATTATAAATTCTATAAAGTAGGATCTGATTTATTAGCTTTAAATTCTATAGTAGAATTTAATAGTATGCAATATAGAATTACTTCTTTAGAAGATAGATCATTTGATGGAAACTTTAGTAGATATTTTGGAAAGAGTATTAGATGATACCTTATAATTCTTTAAAAAGTATATTTTCTGCTCTTTCTACAGATTTAGGTGTAACTATAGTACGTGCAGATCAAAGAGGATTAGCATCTAATGGTACATTACCTTATCCTTTTGGATCATACAAGATATTATCAGATACTAATGAAGCATCTCAATGCCATATAACAAGTACTGGAGTCAGTCCGGAAGACCCTACTACAAAGTTACATGCCACATATAAGACAGCTAATATCTTAGTATCTGTTACCTTTTATTCTAAAGAAGATATTGCTACAATATGGTCTTATGCTCAGGATTGTATTGATTGGTTTCAAGGATTAGATGGTTTTGACACATTGCAACAATATAGAATGGTTTTAACTTCTCAACCTCTTATTGTAGAAGATAGAACTATTTTCTTGGATACATTCTATGAAACTAAGGTTGGATTTGATATTCACTTTATTTATACATATAAGAAGATAGAAGATATTCATAGAATAGAAACGATTAGATTAACACCAGAAATAGATGATGTAATAGATACAGAAATTATCTATACAGCAACAAATTATTAATTAAGGAGATAACATTGTGAGCTTCATACAGGACATAACGATCAACGTAAGTACTGCTATAGTAACACTTACAGGTGAAACTTTTATTCCACTTATACTTGGTGGAGGTGCTGGTGCTATATCAGTTGAAACTGTTACAGCAACCAGTGAAATGGCTGATTTAGGATATTTAACTACAGATGATGAATATTTAATGCTTTCAGCTATGTTAGCACAAGATGTAAGTCCATCTACTGTCAAGGTAGCAAGATGTACACCAGCAACTTCTACAGGCTATGTAGCTGCTCTTAATTCATTAGAAGAATTAGGTGAAGAATTTTATGTTGTTTGTATTGATGAATACGAAGATGCAACAATACAATCTGCAGTTGCTACATGGTGTGCAGCTAATGATAAGCTATTCATTGCATTAAATAATGATGTAACTTGTGCAGATGTAACTGCAATAGGTTCACAAGATAGAACTGCTGTGATAGTTCATGACAGTGCAACCGGTCGTCCAGATGCTGCTCTTGTTGGTTTATGTATGCCGATTAAACCTTGGGCAACTAACTGGAAATGGAAAAAACTTAATGGTGTAGCAGAAAGTGCATATACTCGTACTCAACTTGGTACTATAAGAACCGCTAAAGCCATTGGTTTACAGGGTAATAATGGATCTGGTATCTATAGTAACTATGGTAGAACTACTTCTGGTAAATCTATTATGTTACAAATAGGTCAGGATTGGATTACAAATCAGCTTAATATAGAACTTTACAGCTTATTACTAAGAAATAGTAATATTCCTATTGATGATAGCGGTATTGCTCAAGTAGAAGCTGTTATTAGATCTGTTCTTAAGAGAGCTGGTGATGAAGGTATTATAGGAAAAGCCATTACTCAGAATGATAGAGATCTTTATTCTGATGATAAGCAATATCTTTATAAAGTTACTGTTCCTCTTAGATCTGAACTAAGTACTAATGATAGAGCTAATGGTAATTTAAGTGGTGTTAAATTTATTGCTTATTCAGCTGGATCTGTTGATAGTATCGTTGTTACTGGTACTGTTACTATATAATTAAGGATATAAGGAGATAACATATAATGGCCAATTTATTGGGATCATATAACCCTAAGGAAGTTACATTTTCATTTAATGGCATTAACTTCTCAGGATTTGCAGATGGTACGTTTATTGTAGCTGCAAGAGTAGATAAAGAATTATATAAGATGCATGTTGGTGCTCATGGAGAACCTTCTCGTACAAAGAATAATAATACTACAGGTACTGTAAAAGTTACTCTTAAACAAACTTCTCCATCTAATCAATTTTGTGATGGTATAAAAAATAGCACAGCAACTGGTGCTCTTATGATTAAGAATAATAGTTCTGGTACTGAAATTATATTAGCATCAGAAGCTTGGATTAATGAAGAACCAGATAGATCTTTTGCTGATACTGAGCAAATGGTAGAATGGACATTTATGTGTTCAGATCTTAACGCAGTAAGTATATAAATAGATAATGGAGTAAATAAATGGAAAGGACATTAGTACAAAATCCAATTACAGTAGTAGGTGATCTTAATACAACTATAACTGTATATGATAAAAAATATAGATTGCAACACCCTGGTACAAGAGCATGGTTGAGATTACAAAATGAATTAAGAGTAATCTCAACCAACAGTTCTAAAGGTGTTGATATTAAATTAGATACTGAAAAAGTATTAGATTATTTCTTTGAACATTGCTGCTTTCCAGAAGTAGGTAATAAATTATCTATAGATACTATACTTCCTAATGAATTGGAGGTGTGGACCCAAGTGTCCACTACGTTTCTTGCAGGGAATCTTGGACACAACGGTTCCTATCCAGAATAATGTATCTATTAAACCTTATTTAACTAAAAGAATTATTCAAGAAAGAGCTACTGATTTTTATGCATGGTGGAGACCAATTGTATATGGTGTTCTAACATATACAGAAGCCTCAAATCTTCCAATAGAAGAAATATTAGAAGCAAATGCAGCTTTAGATATTAAACTTCAACATGAAAATGAACAACTACAAACTATTTTAGGTAAGAAGAATGGCTAATTCTATAAGAGATATTACAGGTAGTATATCACTTAAAGATAGGTTTTCTAATGTTTTAAATAAATTTAAAACTGGAACAGATAGTGCAATATCCTCTATACAAGGTATGGATTCTGCTTTAAAAGCAGCAGGTATTACATATTTTGGTTCAAAAATAACTGCACAAACTTGGGATCTATTTAAATTAGGAGCAGCAGCAGAATTAACAGGTGCTCGTTTCGATCAATTAGCTGGTTCTAATTTAAAATTATACAATGACGCAATTCGTGAAACTCTAAGGATATCTGAAGGATTAGCAGAAGATGATAGTCTTAGAAAAGCTATTATTACTTTAGAAGATTATAAAGTATCAGCAGATATAGCAGCTAAATCCTTAAAATATTTACAACAAATTGCAGTTATAATGGGTAGAGATGTTGAAGAAGTAAGTATTATCTTTGGTGGGTATATTTCAAAAGGCGTATTACCTAAATCTTTTAGATTAGCTGAAATAGATAGAAAGCTATTATTAGAGCAGAAAACAAAACTTGGAAGAGAACAAGCATTAATAAATATGCTTTATTCTCAAGAAAATAGTTTATTAATAAAATATATAGATTTAGCTAATAAATCTGCTAATCAAACTAATGCATTAGTAATGCAGTGGAATGAATTAAAACAAACACTCGGTGAAACTCTTCTTCCTATATTTACACCGTTTATATCTTTACTATTAAAAGCAATTCAAGGTATAAAAAGATTTATAGATGAATTAGGACCATCAGAAAAAAGATTGATTGGTTATGGAATTGCTTTTGCTGGTATAGCAGCAGGATTAATAGCTATTATATCTGCAACTGCAGGTTTAAAAATGTTTATAGGTTCAATTGCTGCATTAGGTTTTGCAGCACCACATGTATTAACTATTGCAGCAGCATTAACAGTACTACTCCTTTTACTCGATGATATTAAAATATGGATACAAGGTGGAGATTCTTTAATGGGAGATTGGTTAGGATCTTGGAAAGAGTTTGAAAAAGAATTAAAACCTATAGTAGAACTTTTAAAAGAATTTAAACAATTAGCAATTTGGTTGTTTGGTGAAAAAAGACCAAAGGGATTTACATTATATGATATGCTGCAACAAGGTAATATAGAAAGATCAGATAGATTAGCAAAAAATGAATTTTTAGATTATAGTAATAATACCAAAAGAGAATCCCCACCTATTCTATCTAATCCTTGGATTATAGAAAAATTAAGTGGTATTCCACAAGGTAAAGTACTAAATCAAACAATAAATGTTACTATAACGGGTGGTCTTGGAAAAGATACAGAAATGCAATTTAGAGATATTGCTTTAGATTATTTTAAACAAACAAAACAGCAGTTAGGATTATAAGATGCTATTTACAGAACCTATAATGGATTTTGTTACTGGTAAAGTAACAAGAGCATATCTTGAAAATTATGGTGGAGATAGAGTTGTATTTGACGTTGTAACTACATTTACAGAAGAAGATAATAATGAAGTTACTGAATTTGCTATACAAGCATCTAACTCAGAAGATATAGAAACTCTTAACGATGATTATGTAAATACAATTAATACTATTACTGATAATGCTATATCTAAGCCAAAGATAGTTAATATTAAAGCTATACTAACTGATGACGCATTTATACTTCAACAAGCTCTTGGTGCTGCTTCATCGATGGCAACTGGTGGATCTGCAAATAATATGTTTCAGTATATACCAGATAGAATGGAAAGATTACAAGATTGGTTAATACGTAAAGAAATATTAACATATAATGGTCAAGATGGAGAAATAACATCATTAGTATTATCAAGAGTAGTACGCACCAAAGATCAATCAACCGGTAATGGGATGGCAATAGAAGTACAATTAAAACAAATACTTGTAGCAGATACATCTATGGTAGCACCAGCTACACCGCAATTACCTACAAAAGCAGGAAAAACCATCAAGAAAACTGGTGGTGTAATAAAACAAGAACTAAATAACCAATCTGTATTAAAAGGTTTATGGTAATGATATCATTAAATTATATAGATATAAAAGATTCTGAGTTACCCATAATAACAGATATAACTTTATCTGATGTTAAATATAACTTTGAATTTAGATATAATACAAGAGGAGATTTTTATACTGCGATAATATCTGATATAAATACAGATGAAATATTATATTCTGGTAAATTTGTATATGCAAATAGTTTTATAACTGCTATATCAGATAATCTTCCAATGACTGATTTATTAATACCATTTGATTTTAATGATATTTTTAGATCTACAGTACCCATAAGCGAATTAAATCAAGATACATTTAATAATCCAGTAGAAATTTATATTATACCAGATGGACAAATAGTAGATGCCTAATATAAAAAATTCTATAACTGGTGATATCGTTTCCTATGAATCAACATATGATTATAATTATATAGGTAAGCTATATAATCATTATGCAGAAGTAACACTCGGATCACACATATTTCAATGCCCTCCATTTAATATGGAGTTTGAACAAACATATTCAATAAAAGTGCCTTGGTTAGTTAAATTAAAATTATATAATCCATCCAAAACTACCATAGATAATTGTATTAAAAATAAAGAAATACAAATAGATGCTGGTTATTTACCTTTTAAATATGAAAATACGGGTTATGGTACATGTGTTAAGGGTAAAATAGATTATTCTGAAATAAACAAACCAAAATTTGAACAGAGTAAAACAGATACAGTACTCGAAATTTCTATATTAGATTCTATTACAACTACATTATATAAACCTTTAAAAAATTCTTATAGAAATCAACTCTTAAGCAGTATATTAGATCAAATATTAGAAGAAGTTGGTATAACACTACCAATAGGACAAATGCAGTTAGGTAAGGATCTATTATTAAAAACATTCGTTCCAGGTATATTTAAAAATGCATTAGATAGATTATGTATATTATCTGAATCTTCCTGGAGTTTTAATAATGGACAAATAGAAATAAAACCAGCAAATAAGACAGTAGTTAATAAGATTATAGAATTATCACCAAAATCTGGTCTAATAGAAACTGTAAAAAAATATTATGATAAAGATCTTGCAGCTAAATATACTGGTAAAGATCTTATTAAATTTAAATCTTTATTCTTTCCATCATTAAAGTTATATTCTAATGTAATGATTAAAGATGGTTCTGGCAATAAGAAACAATATATGATAGTTGGCGGTAGAAAGTATTTTGCTACTCATAAATCATCTTATTGTGAATGGGAAGCGGTATCTATATAATGTACGATTTAGCATCATTATTAAAAGATTCATTTAATTCTTTTGTAAAGCAAATACAAATAGGTTTGCCATGCAAAATTACTAAATTTGATAAAGAGAAAATGCGAGCAGATGTTCAACCGTATCTTAAGCAATCATATACAGATGATACAGGTGTAACAACTGAGACACAATATCCAATTATACCAGATGTTCCTGTAATGTTTATCTTATCAGGTAATTATTATATAAGACCAGAATATAAACCTAATGATATGGTTTGGGTTGGTTTTTCTTCAAGAAATATAGATACTTCATTAGATGAATATTCGAGAGCAGAAACAGAAGCATTATTCTCAATGGAAAATGCTTGTGTATTGGGTTCTATAGTATCAAATAAGTTTACTCCTCCTGCAGAATTTTCTACAGAAGAAGGTTTAATTATTGGTGAAAAGAACGGAAATTCCTATATTGTATTTGAAGCAGATAATGTAACATTTAAATTTGTTGGTGGAACTATAGAAACTAAATTTGATTCACAAGGTATGTCGTATGGAACAGGTGGTTCTACATTGCATACCTTACAATTACATACACATCCAACAACAGGTGGTCCAGGTCAACCAACATCACCGCCAACTATAGGAACATAACAATGGCAACTCTTACAACTCAAGCTTTAGATTCTAATGGTGATTTAATTATTACTAATGGTATATTAGAAGAATTAACAGATGCAGATGCATTGGCACAAATATTACAGAATAAGATAAAACTACGCAAGGGTGAATTTACATTAGAACCAAATGAAGGTGTTGAATGGAATACAATACTTGGTTCTGCAGTAGATATAGAAGATATTATTAAAACTAAGATAAGAAAGATACTATTAGGTGATATTTATGTATCCAGTATATTGGCTCTTGAAGTAGTATTTGATAGAGAAGATTCTGAATTAACTTGTACATTTCGTGTACAATCAGATTTTGGTGTAGTAACAGGGAGTGTATAGCATGGCATACGGCGTCACTGATCAGGGATTTATCCTTAAAACATACGATATCATCTTGGCAGAAATGCAAGAAGAAGCAAGATCTTTATTTGGTGATGATATAGATTTATCTATTTATTCTCCTTTTGGTCAAATGCTTGAAGTTAATGCTAAGATATTATCTGATCTTTGGGAAGGATTAGAGGATAGTTATTATAGTAATTATGTAGATACAGCAACTGGTACATCTCTTGATAGAGTATGTGCATTACGTGGTATAACACGAAATGCAGCTCAATATGCTACTGGTAATGTTACAATAACTGCAACTGGTATAGATGTAAGTGTACTTGCCGGTGATATTCGTGTACAAACTGCTACAGGTATTGTATTTACAAATACTGGTACTGCAACAATAACTTCTACAGGAACAACAATACCAGTTATAGCAGAAGTTGCAGGTCCAACTGGTATAGTAGCTGCAAGTTCAATAATAGAATTTACTTCACCAATTGCAGGATTAGATTCTGTTACTAATGCATCTCCAACATCTGGTGGTTCTGATATTGAAACAGATCCTGAATTAAGAGTAAGATATAAATTAAGAACATCATCCTCAGGAGCCTCAGTACCAGCACTATTATCAGCATTATTGGATGTTGATGGTGTTTATAATGCATATGTTGTTGAAAACAGTGCAAATAGTGATGATGTAAATGGTTTACCTCCTCATTCAATTCAATGTTTAGTAGATAGTGATGGTACTCATAACACAGAGATAGCAACAGCTATATTTAATAATAAAGCTGCTGGTATTGAGCCTTATTGTACATCTTCTGGTACGGTTGTAATAGTATATGATGATAATGGTGATGATCATATTATGAAATGGGATGTACCAACATCTAATAATATTAATGTATTGGTAACAATAACATCAACTGGAGATTCAACTTGGGATGATGCACAGAAATTAACTATAAGGCAACGTATTGTAGAGGTTATAGGTGGAGTTAATATCTTAGAAGGTGAAACACAAGGAACTGAATATGACGGTTTAGCTATAGGAGCTGATGTAAAGGTTTGGATGCTTGAATCAGAAATGGATGATTTAGTCGGTGTTGATGATATAGTAATTACAATTGATGAGTATCCAACAGATCCTCCTACAAGCAGAAAAGTTACTATAGATTATGACAAATACGCTGTATGTAACTCTGACGGAACTGATACATATAGTACTGGAAATAATATTAAAATTGTTGTGAGTTAAATATGATTCTTGATGGACAGGCCCTGTTTACTCAATCTTTTCTATATACATCAACTGGAACAAATATAGAGAAATTATATAGAGTATTTGAAAATCAATGTACTGAAGTAGATACTCAATTAGGATTAATTTCTTTATTGAATTCAGTTAATGATAACTCTGGTGAACAACTTGATGCTTTAGGACAGAATTTGTGTTTAGCAAGAGATCCTGGTCAAACTGATGAAGAATACAGGGTATATTTATCAATAGCAATAGCATCTCAAGAATCATCTGGAACCATACCAGAATTAGTTGCTATAGGTAAAACAATATCTGGTGCTGCTGATGAATCTGCATTTAGACCATACGAATTATGGAGATTAACTGGTGAAGTATATCTTGATAATACATGGCCATTAGATGCTACATTAGTTATGTCACCAGCAAATAAAGATCCCGGTAATGTAGAAGGAAGATTAGAAGGTAATGTTGATACAATGGGTGTTCCGTTATCAGTAGGAGATATTATATCTGAGGTAAAAGCTGCTGGTATAGGTGCAAACTTTCAAATAGGATTTGTTATATTAGCATCAAAAGCTACATTAGGAACTGGTGATATAGATAGATTATCAACTATTAAATTATACGATGGTGCATCTGAATTAAGATCCGGTACTGTTACAGCTAAAGAGTTATCAAATGGTAACTGGGATTATAGAATAACTATTCCAACTACAGATATGAATACAGATGTAGTTAATAAGATAGCTGCTTTTGATCCAACTGGAACACAGATATTAGAATATACATTTGAAGATAAACCAAAGAATGATTCACTTGAATATCAGTGGATCATAATTGATGATCTCATATGATAATCTATAAAGCAACAAATATTCTTACTGGAGATTTATATATAGGTAAAACTATTAAATCTCTTAAAGATAGAAAAAAAGATCATAATTATGAAAGTAATAATCCAAAAACATATTTTCATAGAGCATTTAAGAAGTACAAACCAGAAAACTTTACTTGGGAAGTAATTTTTGAATGTTTGGATAAAGAAGAGATGAATCAAATGGAAAAATTCTTTATTGCAAACTATAGAGCTACTAATAATCTTTATAATTTAACTAAAGGTGGTGATGGTTGTGTAGGATATACCTGGACAGATAAACAAAAGAAAGAACAGAGTATTAGATTACAAGGTAATAAATGTGCTAAAGGTTCTATTCGTTCTGAAGAACAAAGAAAGAATCAAAGCGAAAAAATGAAAGGAAGACCATCTAATAAAAAAGGAAAAACTTTTATAGAATTATATGGAGAAGATAAAGCTAAAGAATTAAAAGATTCTCATAGTAAAAAATTAACTGGTAAAAAATATCCATTACATTCTAATGAATGGAAAGAATATATGAGTGAAAAAATGAAAGGAAATAAACATAAATTAGGATATAAATTCACAGAAGAAGAGAAAGAAAGAATATATAGACATAAGAAAGAGGTTAAGTAATATATGAGTTATTCAGCAACAAAATTAACTGGTTGGGATAGAGCTACATTAGCTGATGGTAATCTATTCGCAGCTGAATTTGATCAGATATATGATAATATAGAGAACAGTATTATTGGTAATAGTGCAGCTGCACCAACATTTACAATGAAACAGTTGTATGAAGCACTTTGTCCAATAGGTAGTGTTATAGCATTTCTACCCGGATATTTTACAGATGGTTCAAATGGTGGATGGACTTATGTATCTGCTGTTGGAACATTAACTGATTATTTTAAAATATGCGATGGTTCTGCTTTATCTGCAGTTGCATCTCCTTTATTGGGTGGAACTGGTCGTTATCTTCCTAATATATCAGATGATAGATTTCTTATGGGATCAACTGCTTATGGTAATATTGGTGGTAGTTCTACAATGACTCATACCCATAGCACACCTGCTCACTATCATGGAATGGGTACTGGTGCAACATTGAATATTACAGCTTCTGGTGCTCACACACATACTACAAATATAACATCTTCGCAAGTTGGTTTTACATATAATACACCAAGTTTACTGTGGCCAACGGGTGTATCTTCTGTTGTTGTTCAAGAATATTCCTCATCTTCTGATACACATACACATGCTGCATCATCTTTTTCAGGTGTTATTGGTTTAGTTACTGGTGGTGTAAACGGTAACGCCGCAATGACTTCTGGAGCAGCTTCTAACTCAGAGAATAGACCATTATATCTTTCTTGTAGATATATAATGAGAGTTAAATAAATATATAAATGGAGTAAATAAATGTATACAGTGACTTATAAGAGATCAGGATCTTTATTTAGTACTAAACTAAAAAGAGTAAAAGGTGATGGAATAGTGGAAACTAATCTATCAAGATATTTTATTTTAGAGGATGAATCGAGAATAGAAATTCCTATAAATAATTATATTTTCAAATTTTCCAGTGGTAGATTTGTTGATATTAAGAAGAATATAGAACAAGAGATTGGACAACCAATAGTAACAAGGTAATAAATGGCAGTTCCTGATAAAGTATACGACGCTTTTAATGTATCTGGTTATACTGGTGGTAATTGGACAAATACTGCTGATAAGGTAATATCAGCAATACTCGAAGGTGGTGTAACAGGACCAACTGGTTATACAGGTCCATCTGGTGGTCCAATAGGTCCTACTGGTTATACAGGTTATACTGGACCAAGGGGCAATACAGGACCAACTGGTTATACAGGATACACAGGATACACTGGTTATACTGGTGCAGCATCTACTGTTACAGGACCAACTGGTTATACGGGTTATACTGGTCCTACCGATATATATTCATATAGTTATATTTATTCTACAAATACCACAGATGCTAATCCTGGATCTGGTTTTATAAGAATGAATAATACAACTGCGTCAGCAGTTACTATGATATATATTAATAATACTTCATCCTATCCATCTATAAATACCTCAACATATATGGATACATGGGATGATGGTGGATCACCAGAAGAATGCGGTATTCTTACATTAGTATCTAATGTATCTCGTGTAAATATATATAAAGTTACTGCTGTAACAGATGCTACAACATATAGAAAGATAGCTGTTACTTATATAACAGGATCTGGTAATTTTACTAATTATTCAGGTATTTATCTTCAATTTGCAAGATCTGGTAATATAGGTTATACAGGACCAACCGGTTATACAGGAATGGACGGTTCTGCTACAAATACTGGAGCAACTGGTTATACTGGTTATACAGGACCAACTGGTCCTACCGGTCCAACTGGTTATACAGGACCAACCGGAGCAACTGGTTATACTGGACCAACTGGTTATACAGGAGCACCTGGAACAGATTCTGATATAACTGGACCAACTGGATATACTGGTTATACTGGACCAACTGGTTATACAGGAGCAGCAGGTGAAGCATCTGCTACTGGAGCAACTGGTTATACAGGACCGACTGGACCAACTGGATATACTGGTTATACTGGTGCAGATTCAAATGTAACTGGTCCAACAGGACCAACTGGTTATACAGGTCCACAAGGAACAGATGGAGCATCTTGGATTCAAGCAACTGAAGTTAAATCTGTTCCAGTTATAAATGATCAGGTAATGATAAGTGATTCTGAAGTTACAGAAGAATATAATACTTTATTATTAGCAAAGTTTGAAGGAACAAACGGTGATGATATTTATACAGATGATACTAATAATATTTGGAGTTTTGGAATATCATCTAATATAAGTAATACCATTTCTATTCATGGTAATACTGTTGTATATACATCAAGTGGTCTAAATTATGCAGAAACAAGTACTATATTAGGTGATATATCTAATATAGATTTTACTTTAGAATTTTATACTTATTTGGAATCTTCTCCTGGAGAAGGTAGTAATGATTATCCTTCACAATTACCTCTATTATTAAGTATTTATAGTACACAAGATTCATATATATACATAGGTACTTCTTCTTATACATCTACTGGTACAGTTATCTGTTATATTAAATCTTCAGGTGACACATCTACTATTACTGGATCATCTTCAATACCTTTTTATACTGTTCATCATATAGCTCTAACAAGAGAGAACGATATTTATAGACTTTATTTAGATGGTAGTTTAGAAGCTCAACAGACAATTAGCGGAGAATTTGATTTTAGTACAACTTCTTTAACAGATACTGTTGGATTTAATACATATAATGATGGACCATATATAGATGGAGCAAGATATTACGATGATTTAAGAATAATAAGCGGAAAAGCATTATATACATCATCTGGATTTGTAGTACCAACATCTGAATTAGAAAATATATCACAGACTACATCTAAGAAGATACCTATATCGTCTCTTGTAGATCTTATTAGTTCTGTTACAGGACCAACTGGTTATACTGGACCAACTGGATATAC